AAGGCATCAAAGAATTGCAGTAAGTTTGCAGATGAGCTTTCTCTTGTTTTAAAAGAGATGTCTGAGTTAAAATAATGCTTACCATCATAGTAGTTTTATTGATAGGTTTATTAATGGGTATAGGGCTAGTAGCCCTTATCCTATGGATTGGGAGTAGATGATGGAACAAAGAACAGACGAGTGGTACAAGGCTAGGCTTGGCAAAGTAACTGCCAGCAAGGTATCAGCAGTCTTAGCCAAGAAAGATAGTGCGACCAGAGCTGACTATCTAACTGACCTAGTGCTAGAAAGACTAACTGGTAACCCTACTGAGATGTTTGTATCCTCTGCTATGCAATGGGGTACTGACACAGAACCACAGGCAAGAATGGCTTATGAAGCACATACAAATAACTTGGTTGATGAAGTGGGTTTTATTGACCATCCTTCCATTACTAATTTTGGTTGCTCGCCTGATGGTGTGGTGGGAGAAGAAGGTCTTATTGAAATAAAGTGCATGAGCAGTAAAAATGCAATAGAAACCCTAATTGCAGGCAAAGCACCGACTAAGTATATTCCTCAGATGCAGACACAGATGGCAGTAATGAACCGCCAATGGTGTGACTTTGTCTCGTTTGACCCAAGGCTTCCAGAGGACTTGCAGTTGTTTGTTATCCGAGTCAATCGTGATGATGAATACATTGCAAAACTTGAAGAAGAAGTAACCGCTTTCTTAGAGGAAGTGGAATCAACAGTAATTAAATTGAAAGGTTTAAAAGATGGCAGTCAAGAAGCAGCTAAAAGCTAAAGCAGGCACATATACTAACAAGCAAGGCGAAGAAAAAACTCGCTATGTTAATGTGGGTGTTCTATTAGAAACTGGTAAGGGTGAGATGTTAAAGATTGAATCTCTGCCTGTACCGTTTGATGGGTGGATTTACTTTGCAGACCTAGAGAAGCGAGAAGTAGGACAAAATCCTACAGCAAGCACATCATCCGAAGATGTCCCTTTCTGATAATTGAATTTGGGGGAAAAGACGGATTCTGGGTTGTTGGGTTGTGACTACATAGCCGACCAGTGCAGACGAAGTACCCCACTTAGTTTAGGAGTTTATATGAGCCAAAAAGAAATGAAAGAAAAGCGAATCCAGTATTTATTACTCAGGATGCACAAAGAACCAATGAATTGTCACCAGATGGCAGATGCAGTTCATATGAGTATTAAGTCATTCTCTAAGTATTTGACAGAGATGCGATTCAAGAAACAGGTCTATATTGCTCGCTATGATAGAAGTAGCACAGGAGCTTATACGGTCTACTATATGACAGGGAACTTTCCTGATGCTGTAAAGCCATTGCCATATACTCAAGAAGAATATAACAAGCGATACAGACTAAAGACCAGAGAGCCATTGCGTAGAAAGACTAAGTTTGTAGCTCGCCCAGACTTTGCAGCTCATTGGCTTTATAACCCTATTGCGGAGTAATGATGGTTAAGCTATTTATCAATACCATAAAGCAAAACATCATCCTGTATATGCTTATATTCTTTGTTGGCAATACTGTTGGTGGCTTGGGTGCTTATTACTCACTATCCAGAGATTGCTCTGTAATGGGGATGTTCAGAATATCTAACATTGCTTATTCTTGCAAAAGGTTAGTGCCATGATTGTTTACCCACCTGATTTGGCAGATAGACTAGCAGAACTTTTGAAAGCAAAGAACGCTAACGGTGGATTTGTTGTAAGAAAACAACACAGAATCACAGTTTTACAGGCAGAAATACTTTTAAGGAGTTTGTTTAAATGAAAGAAGAAGCATTAAAGTTGGCTGATTATGTGGATGCAAGAGAAATAAATAACCCACATTTAAAATAAGCATCCGCCATGATTCGCAGACTAGTAGCTGAAAACGAGTTTTTAAAAGACTGGAGAGATACTTGGTCTCCATTTATTAAAGAATATATCGCTAAAACAAAGGAATGAGAACATGAGTGAAGAACTACAAAGTCAATTTTGGAAAGAGATTAACGAGATTGAGCAATTGATTTGTAAGCTCAATAGCTGTCAGTCTATAATTGCCATCTGTGCCGAAAGAACACTGGGAGATGAAAGCGGTGCATTGTGGGCTGCTTCCGATATTCTTAGCGAAACAGAAGCCAAGATGGATGAAAGAATCCAGAACCTATTGGTGGTCTACCGCCAACTCATTGAACCTAAGAAAGCGAAAAAGAAATGACACTAAATCCAGATTTCACATTGTCAGAAGAAGAATTAGCGATTGTTAGAGAAGCAATCCGCAAAACTATGGCTGAATTTTTAGCCAAGCAAAAATGATTAGATGGGGCGGTACTTTCCTCTGTTTGGTAGGTATCGCCCTAACAAGTATCAATATATACCCTTTAAACCTCTTATTTGGGCTTGTAGGCAGTTTTCTGTGGACAGTCCAAGGCTACCTATATAGAGACAATGCTTTGCTCGTGGTGGAGCTTGTAGCGGTTCTGATGTATTTAGGTGGTATATTTAAACTATTTGTATAGTATCAGACACTATAGATTTTCCCTCTGAAGGTAACCTCACCGTTTTGCTCATCCCAAACCTGTATTAACTCAGGCGGTAGAAGTTGCCCTCTTTCATAGGTGAGCATGGCGAAACCGCTTCTATGGTCTCTAGCTGAATCTTCCATATAACTAAATTGCTGACCATAAGGATTGGCTAGGCATCCTGTTTGTACTCCGTAGATAGTCCCCATAGCAAAGGCTGGGTTTAGGGTAGTGAATGGGTGAACTGTTAAGACATGGGTATGACCTGTCACAGTATGAACTGAGCTTGCTTGGACATTGGCACGACCAGCGTTATATCCACCTCTGTGTCTATGCTTAATCTGAGTATCGTTATTTACCCAGAATGACCAACAAGACTGCCATAAGGGGAAGTGGTCTTTAAGAGTAAACCCTTTAATGCCTTCGTAGTTATGTGCCGAGCTATTAGCAAGCATAGACTCAAAGCGACTGTCATGGTTGCCTAGTGTCCAGATAAGATTAGATTTGAATGTAGAAGCATTTTCCACCTTGGTCAGATATTCTACGCAAGCATCTAGCTCTTGCTTAACCGTAAATGTTTGGTCAAATCCTACTCTTGGGAATCTGCTTAATCTTTGCCCATCAAAGGCATCACCGTTACAAACAATGACCTCTGGCTTAAACTCTTTGATACATTCAATCAAAGCTCTGGATGCAGTCGTATTGTAGTCAGGGATAATGTGGGCATCACTAAAGACAATGACCCTGCCCTTTTCCATTGCGATACCTCGTCTGACATTGTGTTCGGCTTGCTTGATTCTTTCTTCTAGCTTTTTCTTTAAACCGTCTTTGTCAAACTTAACAGTATTACCGCTAATGTTAGTTGTTTCTAAAATAATGCCTTTAGCAGCAAGGTCTTTTCTTCTGCGATAAACATATCTAACACTTACATTTAAAAAATCTGCTACTGCTTGCGGAGAACCTAATTCTTTAAATAGCCTAATAAAATCTACTTCGCTATAAGACTCTTTCATCAAAGTTCCTTTGGGTCAAATCCTAGCTGAATAGCAATCTTATGAGATAAGTCATTAAAGTTAGCATCATGCTTATCCCAGTTTTTGCTACCCTTTAGGTAGAGTCTCATGTGAATAATCTCATGGGCTACCGTCTTAATCACCGTATCTAGATGACCATTCTTCGCTTCTGAGATTCTTATGACATGAGGTTCTGGTTCATATTCACCCAAGCAGGTGGGGTCTTTATGCACTTCAAACCCTACTTGTTTGGATGGTGGCAAATTCCACCGATTAAAAGGCGGTACACAAATCAACATCTCGTAGACTGCTTGTACAGTTTGTGGAGTGACTAATTTCATACCGCCTAGTATCCTATAGTTTTATGTCAAAATTAAGACTCAAACATTTCCTTCTCGTGAGTCCTACGCTTAACTAAACCTTGTAAAACCTTGCCACCTGCTTTAGTCCATACTAAAAACTGTTCTGCAGCACCTTCATAATCACCCCTATTAACTTTCATTCTAAGGGTGGAGTTCTGCAAATTACCTAAACCTACATTGAATGAAAACGATACTAAAGCATCAAACTGTCCCTGTGTCAATGGAACTTTAATCAGTCGCAAGACACCAGCTTCAAACCGAGCAAGGTCTTTTCGTAGTATTTCGTCTATTTCTTCGTTGCTTAGAACCCTATCCCAACCTGCAGGTATAGGTAATTGTTTTCTATCAGAAAGAGGAACTTTAGCATGATTTGGGTCTATGACATGACCGACACCGACCGTCCAGAGTATTGCAGGGCATTGGTAAGGGCGATTTCGGACACCTTCATCCTTTTTAATTTGTTCAATACACTTTTGGCTTACTTTCACTTCTTCTTATCCCAGTTCCGAGAACCAAACCAGAAACCAATAATACCGCCTAACATAGCCATTTCGTCAGATGAGAATATCATCTCACTAATAATCTCTAGGTCATTGACACCAGTAATTAGGTTAGGCATAGAGAATAGTTTATAGCATAGCCAGAAGTTAATCAAAACTAGCTCAATTACAAATAAGTAAGTAACTGTAGGACGAACTGTGCCAACATAGTTTACGACCCATGTAGAAGCTCTTTCCATAATCTTCTTATCGTGGTCTAGTGCAGCGTTTTGCATCTGAGTAGCAGTTTGCATCTCTACTTGGTCTGTGCGGATTTCTTCCATCTTAGCTTGAGCAATGAAACCTCTTTCCATCATCTGAAGCTCTCGTTCAGTCTGCATCTTAGCAAGCTCTAATTCGTGAGCTTTGTCAGACTTGTCTTGAAAGAATCCTAGTAGGCTTGGCAGACCTGATACTAATAGTCCACCGATTGTTGAAATTAAAGATAACATTATTTCTCCTGATTTGATAATGGGTTGTCCAAAGCTCTACGAATCTTATTGTCAGTTTCTTTACGCATCTCTCGTAAGTCTTTATCTACCTCTCTAGATAACTGCTTACCATCTCGTTCTACTTGCTCTACGACCTTTTCAAGCCTACGCACATCATTCTTGATGTCGTTCTTGATGTCTCTGGTGTAATCATTGACTTTATTAGTTGTTTCTTCAAGAGCTACCAATCTTTTATCAAACTCAGACAAGTCAGGAGCAACATAAGATTCAATCTTCTTCTGCATATTCTGATAGCCTTTGACAGCTTCAAAAGCACCCCATAGAGTACCGCCAACTACAGGAGCAATGGCGATAACTGCATACATCAACTTATTGGAATACTTTAATTTATAGCCACCAATGCTAAATTCATAATCAGGCTTCTTATCTTCTGTACTGCTCATTCACCATCTCCTCATGCTTAATTTGACTATTCATAATTAGGTTATACATAGCTCTGTTGTTGTCTTTAATGGGCTTCTTGACCATACGCTGATAGGCTAGGTCTAGGATTATTGGAGCTTTGTACTCATGTACAGGTTGCGGTATAGCCTGCGTAGGAATCTCACCTTTAGCAGTTGCAGTTTGTTTAGGAGCTTGTTTTGGCTCTTGCTTTGGTTTTGGCTCGGCTTGAGCAACATTGGACTGTACGGTATTTGACTGCGTATTTGACTGCGTATTCGTGGCATTTGTTGTCGGTCTAGTAATTACTTCGTTTACGATAGGGTCAGCAACTATAGGGGTTTCTACTGATACTGTGCCTGTAGTGCTTACTTGAACTTGTGGGATTGCTACTGTTGTTGTCGGTGCAATAACATTCGCTAAAGCGTATGCTTCTGCGTACCCTTGGCATTGGCTATTAAAGAGTGCATTAATACTGCATTGCTGATTAAAGTAGGCTTGCTCATATCCTGCACATACAGGGCTATAAAGAGGATTTAAGCTACATTGCTGGTCTTGGTATGCTTGAGCATAATTAGGGCATTGTGGGCTTGATAGAGGGTTTACAAGGCATAAATCACCTGTAGTCTCTGTGATATAGCTAAAATTAGTCTGAGAAAAGCCAGAACCATGATAATACTGGTGAAACTCGCCAACATCTCCAGTTCTGCCAATAGTAACAGGTCTCCAAGGACTAATATTGACTTGCTCATAGTGCATACCGATATAACCGCTTGGGCGAATCTCTACACCAAAGGTATTTAGGTTATTAGGAACTCCATACTCTGAGATGTTTTCCCACTTGTATCGCTGATATTGCGGAGTGCCTTCTGTTAAGAACCTACCTTGATAGTTAATCAGGTCAGTCTGCAAAGGCATAATGGCAAAGCTAAAAGGAGTGCCATTGTTTGTTCTTAGGTCAAATCCTGTGCAACACCAACTATTCCATTGAGGATTGAGGAAGCCAACAACACCGTTACTGAACATATAAGATTCAGTAAACACACGACCATAATAAGGGAATGGAAACTGTAGAGGTACTCTGGCATAGCCATCATCCGAGATTTGATGTTGAATAATCTGTGCCTGTGCTATGCCGATACAGGCTAGAAAGGCAAGTAACCATCTCATTTTATCTTCGGTCTAGCAGGAATCATGTCAGGGTTAGCAAGCCAATGATTCTTAGCTTCAAGCCCTACCTTACCTTCTACAGGGCAGTATGTACCTGCATCCCACATACCCCACCAGTTAGCGGAGTCTTGACACATTACAGATACAGCAGCAGTTTTCATCTGCATATTGAACAATGACTCTGCCTTAATAATCATTTCGCAGTTTTTGTCAGTAACAGTAGTACCCATAGAGATACCAAAGATTTGTGTCTGAACTGCTGCAGCCACACCGCTACTACACATCTTGTTATTGATAGTAGTAATAGAAGGAGAGATTGCAGAAGGTGGTGGAGACTTAACAGTAGTATCAGACTTGCTAGTAGACTCAGTTACGATAGGTTGAGCTTGTGCAGGAGCAGATAACAAAAATGCTAGACAACTGCCTAGCATCATTGAGCTTATAAATAAGACTGTTTTCATAGTTTCAAAGCTATTCCTCAAAGAATTGCACTAATGAAGCCACAAGCACCAATCAGTATTTGCTCTAGTCTTTTTAATCTAGCATTAATGCCTTCATATCGGACTGCACAAACCGCTTCATGAGAGTTGAGTCTAGCTTCTGTTTGGCTAATTGCGACCTCATCAACCATTCATCACTCCTGTGGGAAAGACAAGTCCAAAGAAGCTAACTGCTCTACAGTAGTTACAGCAGAGATAGCACTTTCTAATTCATCAGCTTTAGCTACTACTGAAGCTCTGTAAGCAACTACATCAGCAGGAATAGCTACATCTCTTTCAGCTTTGCGAGTTACCATCCAGTCAGTCTGAGCTAGGATAGAGCCAGCAGTTTGCTTAACTTGCTGAATGAACTGTGACTTCAAGCCTTTAGTTACCAAGCGAACTGTAGAATCAACCATTACTGGATTCTGTGGGTCTGTCTTGTCTAATACTTTGACATATAGAGGATTACCATCTTCGTCTGATTCTTCTACATCATTTAATGCTTTAGGAAGATTTACATCTCCGTTCCAATAAAAGCGGTCATCAGCTCTAACAGCATCAGCTACTTCAGTAATGCCAATAGCTTCTTTCTCAGCCTGTGTAGCTAATCTTAGCCAGTTGGCTGGGTATTGAATTTCATTGGCAGTAAATGGTGTGTCTACTGCTAAAGGTTGTCCGTTAAGTAAAAATGCCATGCTATTCTCCTAAAAATTTATTGCTTTTAAGTCTATTTTCTTCAATAGACAAATACTGTAAGTTATTGTGAACATGAAGCCCTGATACTGTTTTACCATTTAAAGGAATTATATGGTCTACATGGTATCCATCAGGTTTGTTTCTGTATATCTCATCAATCTTTTCTTGGTCTGCCCACTTAGGCACTCTTAGCTTTCTCTTTAGTCCTGACTTTCTAGCATAAGCCGACCTAAATTCTGTGCTATATGCTTTACCATGCTTGTAGTTCTTAGAAGCTACATATTCTCTCCTAATGCAACCACATGACTTAGTAGAGCCATTGACCATAGAATGACCAAGAATAACCTTAGATTCTCCACAATCGCAAACAGTAAGATATTGGAAAGCACCATTCTTAACTTGACCACAATCAAGTAGAACAGTTAGCCGACCATATCTATTTCCGATTATTTCTTTTCTAGGTCTAGTATTCATTAACGAGCCAAAGCATATTTAAAAGGGTGTTCACTAAAAGCAGCTACTATATAAGTTTCACCGCTTGCATTAGGGTTAAATCCTGAGCCTACTCTAAGTTTAAATCCATTACTTACAATATCAAAGCCACCTGTAGTTAATGTGTAATCAGCATTTGAAGCATTAGCAAACAAAGCTGTTTTAGCTTCATTGTATGTATTTCTTGCTGTATCAATAATGAACCAATCTGAAGCCGCTGTAGTTCTTTTTACCATAATAAATCTAGGAGAAAAGCCACAGTACACGAAAGTTCCGTCAGAGCTACCATTGCCAACATAACTTGTAAACTTACTGTATCCAGCTACTTCTGCCCAACAATAAGCAATCATCTTATTATTTGGTCTATCTACTTCATCTCTAGTTCCTAAACTAAATACAGTTGAAGTAGGTGATGTGCTATTCCACCAGTCATATCCGCTATAAGTAGCAGAAGATTCATTTAATCTAGGTGATGTAGTGTTACCTAAACTCTTGTGATATACCTGCCATGAATCCCCTGATGTATCTCTACACTTTACAATAATCATACTTGGTGCAACACCCAAACCATGACCTACTGTAAAAGGACCGCCACCTGAAGGTGCGGTGTAACTGACACTAGAGAATCCGCTAGTAGTATTAGCACTTACTGTTGATGTAATAGAACCAGCAGTATTGGTTACTCCTGTGCCATTGGCTTTCCAGTTCCATGCTACTGTAGTTGTTGATGTATTATTAATATTAC